CGGTCGTTAAAGATATGGCAGGAAACAGGTTGCAACATATCACAAGCCGCAGAGCAAGGCGGTGCAGATAGGGGAAGCTTTCGCAGGTGGCTAATCAAAGAAGGGCTCCATACCCCAAAAACTAAGTGACTTGCTACAAAATTGCCTACACCAGGCGAGACATGCCCCAGATTTGCGAGGCTATAAAGCACGCCCATACGGGGGAAGAAGCACTAAAGCATTTGGCTACTGGTAGCAGTAAGAAGGGCTACAAACTCAAACGTAGCGGCGTAGCCATTAAACTGGTAAACATTAAGGAAATAAAATAGGGTTGACACGTAGTGTATAATGCCAAATTTCACAGTTTATCGGAGCAAGCGG